GGCACATCCTTCATGATTAAGTATTCAATAGCCTGTTCCTCAGTCATCGCTGGCATAGGTTCTGTTGTGTGCAGTAAATAGCCGCGAGTATGCTTCTTAAAATCAGGTTGTGCTTCGTCTTTTGCCAACTCGTGATACACCCACACTGGTGGTAGGATGCCGCCTTGTAAAGCGCAAGCCATCCAGTTCGGGTCAGGCACAAGTATCTTGGCGCACTCGTCCACGCTGTCCTCATAGACTACACGATAGTCAGACTGCACACCGTCTAGGTTTTCCTTAGCCCAGCATAGTCGGTCAAACAGGTGAGTACCTTTGAAATCAGGTGTCGTTGTCATTAGGCGAGGTCTCCCTTGATATCATTAGACATCATGTTCATATCTAGTGCGCCACCGTCTTGGTAAAGTCCCTTAATTCTATGTGTTGTTGTAGTGTTTGAATAAGTGCCTATTGGATTAGTTAAAAATGCACCATCATTAGCAAGTCTACCAGCAGTACCACTCATGCCATAATTTGCGTCTGCCATTGCATTAGACATTGTTACAGTATAATCACCCGTTCCATTGTCTGTTAGGCTAGAGTTGTTTAGCGAATCTCTAACGGCAATCGTACCTGTACCATCAAAGTTCACCCAAGCCTTCGCACTACCATCAACAACATAGTTCGTGGCGATTGACCCTGCGGTTGAGTGGGTCAGTGTATCTGCTATAATTGTTCCAGCCATTATGCTAAATCTCCAAAGATTGCCGCACCAGCGTAGTCACCAGCTTCTGTTTGACCACCTGTACCACTTACAACTCGCATAGGCCAATTTGTTGATGTTGGTACATTTATTGCCCCACTGCCAGCGTAGTAAATATTAGAACTAGCATCACCACCAGAGGTTTGTTGCGCTGAACCTGTAACAGAGTGATAAACAGAACGAATAGCAGACATTCCATTGGTTAGGTTTGTACTATATTCTCCTGTTCCGTGGTCAGTTAAAGAAGCCATATTAAGAGAATCATGTAATGTTGGTGTTGCGGCTGGTTCAATATTACCCCACGCCTTCGCCAACCCCTGTTGCAAGGACTGAGTAGCCGCACCGCCCTCGCTCGTCACCGTAATGTCGCCAGCAGAGGTCTTGCCTGTGAGATTGTCTACAAGAATGGTACTCATGCTAGGTCTCCTAACACAGATATTGAAAGGCGAGTGTCATCGCTTGCGCTTCCTGTTGATAATGCAAAATTAGCAATATCAAAGCCCGTTGTTGCAGGAGCAACAGAATTGCCTTTTATGCCCATTATTCTGTTACCCCCACCAGTTTGTTCCCCAGAGCAACCCGTTGTTGCGTAATCTGCGTTTGACATACTGCTCACAAAAACGAATCTGGATTGCCCTGTACCAATATCACTAATAGAACTCATGTTAAACGAGTCCCTCATTGTGTGTGTCCCAGATTGCTGAAAAGCCGCCCAAGCCTTCGCCGCACTCTGATTAGTCAGCGTGACTGCACCGCCCGATGTGTTCTGGATTGTATCTGCTCGTAAGGTACTCATGCTATCACCAATGTCCCACCAGATGTGATTGTGATTGTCACCCCAGTTGCTAGTGTTAATGGACCAGCGCACAAACCATTTACATCTGCCGCAATAGTTACGTTTGTATCAAGTTGCTTTTGATGTGACCGAATGATATCACCAAGGCCATTTGTAGTGTCACCAGTTGTGCCATTGTCACCTTGGAAGTACCCCGCACCAAAGCTGATTCCAGAATCTAACTTAGCCTGAGTAACCGCGCCGTTCTGTATCATAGCCGTTGTGATGCTATTTGATGGAGGAACTACGGTCTGTTGTGCTTTACCTTGGAATACAACATAGAAGTCGTCTGTCGCAACGATGCTGCCAGTCATTGTCAATGAAGTACCAGCAACAGTATATGCCACGCCCGGCTCTTGCCGCACGTTGTTTACAAACACCTCAATGTCTTGAGCTGTGCCAGCGGCATAATCTAGCGTGAAACTAGTGCCTGTGCCACCTGTTAAATCTTGATAACTTACGGAGCTGTACGCCTCTGCTGGTTGATTACCCTGATATGGCATGTGCTACTCCTACGTTATATCAAGATGGCTCATCACCACATCGGCTGAAGAAGCTGTGTCTGACACAACCTTTAGTGCGTCACCCGGCTCCATGACCACCTTTTGATCACCGCCAACAACAACAAGCGTACCACCTACAGGCACTGGTGCGGCCTTAATTAAATACACACTGTCTTCAGCACCCGATGTGCGACTGCTTGCGTCAAGAATCACATCAATCAAAATCTGCGAGGTAACTATGTTTGCTACCGACAGCCCGATTATGGTGGTTTCTGTTGCCGAAGGACAGGTGTATATAGTAGCCGCCGATGTACCTACTGCCGTATCTGTCTCTGATAAGAATGAGTTTGCCATCGTCCTATCCTAATGCTATCGCAAAGGCCAAAGCCTGCGGGTCTTGCTCTACAAAGTTCTGAACATTACCATCGTTGTCGTTGAAGATCATCTTCTCGGCAGGAAGCGTACAGAATACTGTACGAGTTCCCGCTCCCCAGTTCACCGCCGCGTCAGAGTTGCTTGACTGCAAAATCGTGGTACGGGCCAAGGTCGTACCAGATGCAGTGTATGTGCCAACGCCAACCTCAAAGTCAGTGCCGTCTGTGCAACAATAGTAAGTCAAGTTGCCATCACCAACAGACGCAAAAGTCTCAAACCCCGTCACAGCACCAGCAAGCGTATAAGTGCCCGTGCCCGTGGTAGTGGTCGTTTCCTTTACTCTGTCTTTGATAGCAAATGCCATTACTTCAACTCAATCGTCAGGTTTCCAGCATTGATACGGAAGATGTCACCAGAAGCAATCGTCTTGGATGCATCCAATGCACCGATGAACATGATGTTGCCGCTTGACGCTGCATCAACAACGAATGCGTGGGTGATGGTTTCTGTGGTTCCGCCTGATGCAGGGTATTCAATGTTAGCTGCATTGGTCACTGTCTGTGCATCAGTAGCACCAGAAGCCAGCGTCCAGTTAGCTGCCGTTACCTGCTGACGAGCATAGTTGGTGAAGGTAGCTTCTGTTAGTGTACCCGCCTCTGGGTCAGAAACAGCCGTAGCCAATCCAATGTAAATGCTGTCGCCCGGAGTCGTAAAACTCTCCGAGTTGTTCTTGAAAATAAAATCTAGAACAGCGTGTTCCAGATATGTGGTTGCCGCGTTTGATGTCGCCATAATCTACTCCTATGTCCTTGGCCTATCAGGCAAGCCTCTACGATATGCATCGCTGTTTTCACGAGCCTCTGCCAGATCCTTGATACGGCTCAACGCTTCCTGAAATTGCTTCTCATACATGCCGAGCACATCTTGCTCACCTTTCATGTAAATATACGCTTCTACGAGCGATCCGTAAAGTAAAGCATTAGGTGCGTTTTCACTGAGCCATGTTGTTCCACTATCCGCGCCAGCCGTCAGTGAAGCTGGGCGATAGTAATAGTGCAGTTCTACTGCGTAATTGCTGTCAGGTGTCGGAGCCAAAATGAAGTTGTCAATGTCAAAGAAGGCGTAATACTTTGGCACACCCGTAGTTGCAGGGTTTGGATTGTATTCCTGCAAATAGTTCACGTCCTTTTGTAACAGGAACTCTTTCGCGCTGTCCCGCGTAATAGACATAGAGAACGCAGAAAGATAATCAGAAGGCACAGAAAGATACGGATCTGAAGACGTCAAATTAGATGTTGCGTTCTTACGAAACACCTCAAGGTCAACCAGCTTGAAGATACGATCCTCTGCTGCACGAATAAAGTCAGGCAAGTGCGTAACGAAAGAAGTCTCGGTGTTCTCCGCAAAATCCTGTATTGCTGTTTTTAGCTGTGCATATGTATAACTCATTTAAGCCTCCAGCGTGACTGGGCCGACAGTCGCATTCTCACCGCCCCCGCGTTGATCACCTGCGGTTGCTGTTCCTGACGATGCCGTAAACGTATAGCTCCCAGAATCAACCACAGTAATCGTATACCCATCCGCCTTTTCCAAAACCGTGCTGCTGAATCCATCAAAACCCTGTGTCTTTCTAAATCTTACTGTATCACCCGTTGTGCGTCCATGTGATGGTTCTAGCACAGTTATGACAGCAGAACCAGAGCTACCGCTAACAAACGGATTTGGCATCAATAATATCTCAACCGCCGTTTCCGTACGTTGATCCGGTCTTGGATCACGCAGAGCCTGCGGGTCTGGGCCAACTTTAATAGGCTCAAGTTGCGGATGCTTTGCCTCATACTCATCCGGCCCAACCTTTGCGCCACTCCACTCAGTCATCATCTCTGCCAGACGGTAACGAAAACCAGATCTGTCAGAGTAGCCCCAAGCATTTGATCCTGAAGCATACCGTGCCATTAGTTAACCCTCAGATACGAGATGCTCGGCTGTAGCTTCAAAGGCACCCGATCTTCGTCCTCGTCCGCCGCACGTTGGAATTCTTCCTCGTACACAGCTTTCAATAACTGCACCCGCTCTGGCGCTTTCTTCATCGAAAGGTAGTATGCCAGACCTGCCACCATGCAGGGTAAAAAACGGAAAGGGGCGTCAGTCGTGTTTACAAGCGCGTCAGCGTCTTCTATGCGCTGGACGTAGTAATATACCAGAGTGTCGCTAGAGCTGTCTGGTGTGGCCCACAGCGTGATTTGAGGGGTAACTTGACGATTGTAGTAGTATTGGCTTGGTCTGCCCTGTGTGGTCTTGTTTGGCAGATTCAGGTACTCGCTGCGAGACATACGGTCTAATTCATAGTCCGTGCCGCTGCGGCGAACCACAACCTCAAGTAAATCCGTGTAAGTGGCATCAAAGGTATAGGTAGCTGTGCCAGCAGTTAAAGCTTGTGAGCCTTGCTTGACTGTCCAAAGATTCAAGCCACGGTTAGCCCAGTCCGCAAACATTAGGTTCAGCGAACGACGCGCCGTACGAGCATCATAACCAGTGCGAACCTCCAGCCCACACCGCTCATATGCTTCCTCAATTATTTCTGCCACATCGAGATTAAAATCTCGTGAACCTGAAGTAGCCATTTACTTCTTTCTCCGTAATGCTTTGACCCGCCTTGGCTTTCCAGCTGGCTGACCAAGAGATTTCTTCTGCGCTATTCTACTACGTTTTTCCGCGCTTGTCATTTCTCCTGCGGTCTTAGGAGTTTTCTTACTAATGCGTTTGGTGGGGCGACAATATGGAGTACTCCGTTTTTCACCTTTGCCACGCCCACACGCCTTACCCGTCCGGACGTCCTTCCATTCTTCCTTGAACCACCTCTTGAGTGCCGCACCTTTTTTCGTCTTTCTGACTGCCATTAGAACTGACTCACGCAGCCCTTGGTGCGCTTACGGCGACCATTCATCACCTGACCACAGCCACGAGCTACTGCTTCTCCTCTAATTGCTTTACCCCGGAAGGCTCTTTTGGGTTTTTGCTTGGCTTCACCCCAGTTGTCCGCTCCGACTTTACGGCACTTGGCGATGGCCCCGCTTGCGTACGCCGACGGGAAGACTTTATATCTTGCTTTAACTTTTCGATAACACGCATCTTTAGCCACTTTACTGCTCCGTTTGGAAGGTGGGTTTGATACCTGCTCTGTCATAGAACCACGCGAGATCGCCATTGTTTCTGTCCCTTAAAAAATCTTCCCATAATACGGAGAGCATTTTGTGGTTCTCGTCAACTTTTACTGCAATAACAGCAGTATCCGTCTTGAGTTCAACCACAGACATAGCCACCCAGCCTATGAAACCAACTAACACAGTAGCTATAATGGTTCGATAATCTAGCATTTCCATCTCCGCCGCGCTGCACAAATGCGCTTTTTAGGGGTTTTACTAC